GACCCGTCGTTTGCGGTAACCCGGCGGACGCGCGACCGGCGGGACCGGCAGAGCAAGGTGAACCTGCGCGGGGGCTACGGCATCCAGCACCACCGCGTGACAGAGGAGCAGATCCTTGCGCTCTGCGAATCGCGTCGCAACTGTCCCGAGATCATCCGTGGAATTTGATCAACGAATTATAATCGAATGTGCTCGCATAATCTAACCGCTTAGGTTTTGTTTCTCATGTTCAACACACACATGAAAAAACACTACGCACAGAACAAGCTCACGAAGCTCTTTTTTTCCGGCGCATCTTTTGATGCCGTTCTCGACGATGCCTGTCCTCTCGACGCCAGCGAGCTGCTTGTCGTCAAGCACACGTTTAAGAACGTGGTCGCCGTCAACCGCTGGAGCGTCAAATGCCTGACGCACCGCTTCGAGACCATCCTCGGCAGCGAGCCGGACTCTGATCGGCTCGCGCGATTTGCGCGCACCGAAGCGCGCACAACCTGATCATGTTTTACACGCCGAGCGACACTCCTTTCAATTTCCTTTCTTTGGGCGCAGGCGTGCAATCGAGCACGCTCGCGCTTATGGCTGCGCGTGGAGAGGTCACGCCGACGCCGACGGCTGCGATCTTTGCGGATACGCAGGCAGAACCCGCAAGCGTCTACAAGTGGCTTGACTGGCTCGAAGCCGAGATTGCGAGGAGTCCGTTTCCGTTCCCGGTCGTTCGCATAACGAAGGGCTCACTGACCACTGAGAGCTTGCGGCTGAGGACTCGGGTTCGTTCCGTCGGGAGACCGTGGAGCAAATCTTTAATTCCGGCCTTCATAAAGAATCCCGACGGATCAAAGGGAATCATGGGCAGGAGTTGCACTCACGACTACAAGGTGCAAATGCTCCTGAAGGAACAGCGTAAGCGGGCAGGCATAAAGCGAGCGCAGAAGCAGGTAACGGTTACGAGTTGGATCGGCATTTCATTCGACGAGATTCAACGCATGAAGCCGAGCAGGGACGCATGGGTGCAAAATCGTTGGCCGTTGGTTGAGTTGGAAATGAATCGTTCCGACTGCCTCGCGTGGATGAAGATTAAAGGTTATCCGAGACCGCCGAGGTCGGCGTGCGTTTACTGTCCATTTCACTCAGATCACGAATGGAAGCGACTTAAGAAGGAAGAGCCAGACGAATTCGCGAGGGCGATCAAATTTGAAGAAGACCTTCAAGCGATCAAGGTATTGACTGACAATATGCGCGGCGTGCCGTTCCTCCACTCGTCATTAAAACCTCTTAGCACGGTAAATTTCGACTCGATTGATCCGCGACAATCCGACTTTTTCGGCAACGACTGCGAGGGGCTTTGCGGAGTATGAACACAAAATCTCAAACCATCAATTCAGCCGCAGCGATTCTCGGGCGACTCGGTGGGATCTCGAAGTCGCGCAAAAAGCGGGCAGCATCTCGCGCGAACGGAAAATTCGGAGGCAGGCCGAAGAAAAGCGCATGACCGAGACAGAACGACGCCTCGCCGACTTCCGCTCGCCGAAGCGCGACCGCTCGCCGATTTACGAGTGGGCACGGCGGAACATCGTCTTGCCCGACTCCTACGCGACGCCGGGACCGTTCAATGTCAGAATCTCGCCGTGGCTCGTCCCGATCTTCGACGCGCTTCAGAATCCGCTGATCCGGCGAGTCCATTTCCGAAAAGCGGTGCAAATCGGCGGCACGCTAGTCGCCGACATCTGGGTACCGTGGCTGATCTGCAACGACGCGGGACCGATCTCGTGGACGATGCAGACCGACGAGATGATCGACCGGCACGCGAAGTCGCGGCTGAATCCGATCTTCGAGGCGTGCAAGCCGGTCGCTCGGATGCTCCCGAGGACAGGACCGCAGCGCACGACCACCGAGATCTACTTTGGCGGATTCTTTTTCATCCTCAACCCGGCGAACCTTTCGAGCCAGCAGTCGCAGTCGATCCGGTACAAGATCAACGACGAGATCTGGCTCCCAAAGTGGCAGGACGTGTACGGTCACGCCATCGCCCGCGTCTCGCGCTTCGAGGAAGTCGGACGCTCGAAAATCTACAACACGTCGCAGGCTTCGGTCATGGACATCGAGACCGGCAACGTCGAGGACACGTCATTCCGTCAGGGCAATCAGCAGGAGTGGTCCGCCGAGTGCCCGTCGTGCCGCAAGGTTCACCCGGTCGCGTTCTCGCTCGGGCGCAACGAAGAGACGAAGGTTCGCGCCGGAGTCGTTTGGGACATCGAGGCGAAGCGGGACGACGACACGATTGACGTCGCGCGCGCGGTCGAGTCCTGCCGCTTCCGTTGCCATTGCGGCCACGAGACGCCGGACAGCGACGCGACCCGCAACGCGTGGAAAAAGACCGGGCGCTACGTTCCCCTGCGCCCGGACGCGCCCGCCGAGTTTGCCTCGTTCCGCGTGGAGTCGCTCGTCTCGCGTCCAATGCGCCTGCTGGTCGAGGAGTTCTGCGAGGCGCAGAATCACCGGATCAAGCAGGGCGACGACAAGATGCTGATCGAGTTTCGCACGAAGCGGGAGGCGCGCCCGTGGATCGTCGAGAAAAAGGTCGTCAACCTGTTCGTGCGGACGAGCGACTACTCGGTCGCGACATTCGCCGCCGGGCAGCAGATCGAGAACGAGGTGATCCGGCTCATGGCAATCGACCGGCAGAAGGATCACTGGTGGGTCGAGATCGGCGCGTTTAGCTCCGCGACCGGGACGAGCTATAAGCAACTTTACTTTGGCCGCGTGGAGACCCGCGATCAGCTCCGGCATCTCCAGCAGCGGTACAAGGTGCCGGACGCCTGCGTCGCGCAGGACAAGGGGTACCGACCCGCCGACGTAGATCGGGACTGCGCGGACTTCGGCTGGCGAGGTATGCGAGGGCACGCGCGCAAGACGTGGACGATGCGCGACGACCACAGCGACACGCTGGTCAACTTCCCGTTCTCCGAGCCTCGCGTCAGCGACTACCGGGGCGGCGACGTGTACTACTACGACTGGTCGGGCGACTACTTCAAAGACCTGCTGGCGAACGCGCTCGAAGATCGAGGCGACCTCAAATGGCTGCTCCCGGCAGACGTGAACCCGCTCTACCTCGAGCATCTCAAGGGCGAGTCGAAGGTCGAGATCCGGACCGGCGTGTGGGAGTGGCGCGAGGTCAAAAGCAACGCGCCGAATCACGGTCTCGACACCTCGGCGATGATTTTGTGCATGGCGACCATCGCGAACGTGATCCGGTACACAGCGCCTAAAGACTAGCGGCTTTTGACAAATCAGGCATTGGCAAATGCTCGACAACCCATTTCTCGGCCTCGACGCCGCGACGCTCGCGATTCTAAAAACGAAGGCACTCGACGCGATTCAGGCGGTGCTGCTCAATCAGAGTTACTCGCTCAACGGAAAAAGCGTCTCGCGTGCGGACCTCTCTGCGCTCAATCAAATGCTCGGGCAGATTGTTGACGCGCAGGCGTATGGTAACGGAGAGACGACCGACACGACCTTTATCTCTTTCACGGGTAACTGATCACAAAAAAGCACATGGACACCGAGCAATTCGACGCAGCCGCAATCGTCAAAAACAAGCCGTGGCTGGACCGCGCGCTGGAGAACGTTGCGCCGACGTGGGCGCTTCGGCGTCTCGAATCTCGCGTGCAGAAGCATCTGTTCGAGTACAACGCGGCGCGCACGAATCGGCTCTACGCTCCGAAGCAGTACGGGCAACCGGCGGAGTCCACGCAGAACCAGCGCGACCGCGTGGTGATGATGTGGGAAGCGCGTGACCTCGTTGAGAACTTTCCCGAGGCGCGCGAAATCTCGCGCAAGTTTGGCAACTACCTGACGCCGCACGAGTACTCGCCGACGACCGGCGACCGGGGATACAATCAGACGATCAGCGAATACTTCCACGCGTGGTGCAAGAACTGCGACGTGACGAACCGGCACTCTTTTAAGAAGCTCGTGCAGCTCGCCGCCGAGGAGCGCCCGGTCGATGGCGACTGCGGCTTCGTCATCCGGCGCACGACCGACGGGCTCAAGCTCCAGCTCGTTCCGGCGACTCGCATCGGGAATCCGAACATGTCGGCGGTTGAGTCCGACAACTATTATCAGGGAATTATCACGAACGACTTCGGCCAGCCGGTTGCGTACCGGATCTTTCGCGTTGACCGGAACGGCGTTTACTTCGGCGCGGAGGACATTCCGGCAAACCAGTTCTGCCACTACTTCGATCCATTCCGAGTCGATCAGTACCGAGGGATCACAGACCTGCACGCCGCGATCCAGACCGCGCGGATGCTTCACGATATCTTGCAGGCAGAGAAGGCGGGCGTTCGCTTCAGCTCGCAGCAGGCCGCGCTGATCTTCAACGAGCGCGGAGCGGCGAATCCGCGCAACCTGTTCCAGCCGAACCCGGCGCTCTCGCTCCCGAGCGGGCAGCAGCAGAAGAACGAGCTGACCGAGGTCGGCATGATCCGATACTTTTCAAACAGCGATCGCGTCGAGGTCATGCCAGCGCGCCCGTCGCAGGCGTTTACCGGCTTCGTCCAGCATCTTATGCACGAGATCGCGCTCGGCGTCGGCGTTCCCGAGGGTGTCTTGTTTGGCACGCAAGACTACAAGGG